ATCTTGGCTTGAATCGTATTCAGTATTAGTTTTCAATCCACCACTAAAATTAGTGCCGATAGAAGTATTAAAGCTACTGTCAGGGCCTCCGCCGTAATCAACATTGCCACTGTCATCATCAGCTGTTACCAAATTTTTATGAGGCGTTGTGTCTGCAAGATTAAAAACCGCACTAGACGCCGTTGCGCTTAAAGCACCTGTATCAATGTTTCTAAATTTGATAAAGTAAGTGCCTCTAAAGGCAGCCTGCTTTGCTTCGCTATCAATAGTAGTCAGTACAGACAAAGGAGTAGTCCCTTCCCATGTGGCCCCAGTGGTTAATTGAGAATGTCTAACAACTGTTTCAAACTTTTTGATGTTTGACTCCGGCAAATCATCCCAATCAAGTAAAACAATATCGTCATTTAGTTTCTTGACGCTCAAATTGCTAGGGTCGGGCGGAAGCACAGTGACATCGGCAATCGCCACATCTCCTGACTTTGTGCCGACAGGATCTTGGAACGTGCTTGCACTTGGTGAAGTCGCAGTAACTGTCACCGATTCAGATGATCTGGTAAAGATGTTGTCCGGCGAATTTTGTGCGACGACCTCTACCTGAACCGGAGTGTTTGGCGGCACATCTTTAATCTCAAGCTGCGTTACCCTTTGTGTGTTGGTTGTAATCGTTCTGCCATCGCCAATTTTATGCAGCACCAAAAAATTTCTAGTGATGCCTGTGACACCTCGCTTCCAAGAAGCAAGGCATACAAAGCTAAAATTGTTACTAGCGTCAACAGGGAAGAACTTGAGCTGTAGATTGGTAACTTTAGATGGTGCGTCTTCGAACGTTGTAACGTCTGACGGTTCATCGATGACTTTCGCACCAGCGAAATCAACAGCCGCATAGATGCTGTCATTGTGTTCTGTGCCTGTTACGGCAAACGTTCCATCACCATTATCCGCAACACTTAGGCAACGAAACTTTTGCTGCACAAGCGTGTTTCCTGTTTTTGTCCAGGTCAGTGAATACATCGACTGCGCTTCTGGAGCACTGCTGAACGGGTCAAGCGATACCGAAATCGTCGTTCCAGACGTTACGCTCAGATTTACTGATTTAGTCTCAACTCGTCCATCACTGAGAGTGCAAGTCAGGCTTGCAGTCACACCGCTAGGAATAGTGATTGCAGCATCCACCACAACAGCCGAGACCGTAGCAGATGAAATCCGACCAGCTGTTCTAATGTTTTGCCGCATCTCATCAGCAACAGCAAAGATCTGGCCAGGGAACGTCATGGCACCTTGTAGGCCAGTGCTAAAGGTAACGACAGCAGCGTTGAGCTTTTCAGTTTCCAGCTGCCACTTTGCAAGCCGCGTAGCTTGTGATTTTGACGCGCAACCGAAACCAATAATCTCCTTGACTTGATACCCATATTTTTCACGCGATGCAATATCTTCAATGCAAACGATATTTGGCTTGTAGAAATTTTGCGGGTCGTTATACCGTACCTTGACAACTGTTGCTCTTGTTTTGATCGAAGAGTAGCTGTAGGTAAAGGCACCCTCGATCACATTGCTGTTGTTATAAAGATGGACAGGTGCCACTACACTGCTGGGCACCTCACCTGTTCCGTCTGTAATCTTGCCAAGTTCGCCATGATCTCCAGCGGCTGTGACCGTGTTTGACTGCCAGTAAGTCATGCCACGGAATATGCTCGCCATATTCTGCAAGACTGTGTAAGCCTGTTCCTGACCAGCTATTTGTACGTTGCAGGCAAAACGTGCTTCAGGCTTGCCGCTAAATACGCTTTCCGCTGTAGATACGTTGCGTGTGGTTGCAGCAGCGACAGTAAACACTGAGGTCGATGGCACAGTTGCAACCGTAAAAATAAACTTATTGTTTGCGTTTTCAGCCTTTGCAGAGTTAGAAGTGCCCATAAATCGAAGAGTCACTTCATCGCCTACGCTGAGGCCATGTGCGGTTCTTGCAGCAGTCGCTGAATGCGTAACGGTTATCACCGCTCCAGTCTGCGTATAGGTTGCAGCAACTTCCTGTGATGGGATTCGTTCGTTTGCGTATCTTGCCAGCGGATAATAATTAACCCAGTTAATGTTTGGTTCTAAAGCGCTTTCGTTTTCTATAAAATCGCCTAAACCATATCGGGTGGAGGTCAACAGATCGACAAAGCAACAGACAGGGCATGTCGTATAAAACAACTCATCTGAGACATTGCCATCAAAATCACCAACGAAAGCCAAGCTACCGTCTGTCCTAGGCACAGCATTGCTGGGAATCTTGACCTTTAGGCCCTCTACTAGGTATTGACGACTAGGTAGAGTCTGAAACTCTTCAGTGTCAACACTGGCGGCAACCATCGCAGTGTGCTTGTAGTTGACACGGCTTGCCTTATAAGTGTTGATTGCAGACCAGAAGAGCTGATTGCCTCTTGAGTTTTCAAGCGGTTTCTTAAATGGTGTGTCTTGAAAATCAAAGTAGCTGACCTCAAAAGCCGCTTCCTTCCCTCGATCACGTCTTATGCCGCGATCGTTATTGTTCGTATGTTGTGGTCTTTTAAGAATGCTGGCAGTTGGATCTGGTGTTATTGCTTTTGTTGTTTCATCCTGCGTTGCTCTGATAAAGACTGCTTTTTCTACTTTTACAGTCCAAGGTCCAACACCTTCGAGTGGAATCTTTGGTGTTTGATATACGAAGTCAGAGGTTGAAATTCCTGTAACTTGATAGTCAAAATCATTTATTACTGCAGAAACATTACTATTGTCTGGCCCTTGCGTTTGACCAGTGCTATCAGTAATCAAAATTGTCCATCTAACCGTTGCGTTAAACAACTGCCCTTGCGCTAAACCTTCTTGAGCAGTTGAGAACAGTCTTGGGATGACAAAAACAAAACTAACTTTTTCGACCGTTATATCAGTAATGGTTCTGACTTGAAAGTTTTGCCCTGTTTCGCTTTTGTCATATCGGCGAGCTGTAACCTCGTTGTTTGCATCGACCGTTTCGTTGTAAGTGTTCCCAATTTCTAGTGGCGGACTGAAGCTAATAATGTTAGTTAAATCTATAACGTCAGCGCTAGGATTTGACTCGCCGATTACAGGCTTAGCTTGCGTTGCTCCGCCTAAATAGCTTGCGTATTCAATGTCAATCAGCTGTTTATTGTAGCTGCCGCCTAGCTTTGTTTCATTGAAAAATATATTATTAGGCAAACCATCTGTGGTGCCTGCAATGATGCCTTTTATTGGCCCTTCACAAAGAAGGTCTAGGAACTTAATGACAGAAGTAGATTGAAGTGACATGGCTCAAATGTTAAAATCTTTGTGTGTAAAGTTATCGCTAAAGGTTTTCAATGTTTTATAACCTTGGCGTATAACCTGCAAAGAGCATCCTGACGTGGCTCTAAAATCTGTCAAAATTATCTTAGGTTTTATTTCGTCTTCCGCATTGCCGGGTTCTGAGTACTTAATAAAGTGCATCCATGTGTAGGAATCTCCCTTTTCTATTAAGCCGGAAACAGTCCCACCAACACTAGCTACCACTGGATCGTCGCCAGGGCTAACCTCATGAACAACATCAATTCTGTAAGAAAAAAAGCCGTCAACTTTTGTGCTGCCTGCGTCTCCAGCAAGATCAAATAAACCATTATTTAACTGCAAAACAACTTGATAGTTTTTGCTGTTTTTATTTTTCGCGTCTCGCGCCCTAACTCGCCGCATGTCATTAACGACACCAACGTTGCTGCTATCTGCTGTTATGTTTATGGTTTCGGCAAGCGACATTTTCTTGGTTGATTCGTCGTCAAAATAATAATCTTGACCGTTTTTGTTTCCCTTTATCTGACGATTGGCATTGCTAATTCGCCTGATTCTAGCTCCACCAGCCAAGATAACGTCGTCAGTTAGCGTTTCACCGTTGACTGTTATGGTTTGATCTCCAGGTGCCCGTATGTATGCCACAGCAGGATGCGCAATATCTTGACGACTATCAGACTCGACCTCTACAGAAATCAAATGTGAACCAATCAAACACTTTCCATAGACAATCGGAACTGCCGCACCATTTGCACCTGCTGTGTTGACTGCTCCGGTGTAAGCGTAATTTTGAACACCGTCGGTGGCTCTTGTGACGCCTTGCGGTCCTGTTGCGTTTACGTTTTCACCACGTCCCCTTGCCCTGCTGATCGTAGGCATTGGCGAGATAATGTTTGCTACACCAGTCAAAATAAGACTGGCACCGATTGCGCTTAGAGCTGTGCCTAAAGACGTTAAAGCCGCACTCCCGACAACAAAACTAGAACCTGCCGCAAGCGTTGTGCCTGCAGCGACAGTGCCGCCTAATCCAGCAAAGCCAAACAGCCCTGCACCAGGCAGCAAAAACGACGCCGCTACTAAACCAACACCAATTAAAATCGTAGACGTATTTCCGCCACCGCTTCCACTAATTACAGGCGTTAAAATTAACGGCTTGCGGCCAATCGGTAAATGCAAATCATCGTATGTTAGATCGTAAGCACCTTGCACCAAGGTGTAGCCAATTCCGTTTTCGTGCGCATGTATTAGTTCGCTCTGCAACTCTGGACGATTGATAAACAGCAGTTTCAAGCCATCAGCTGGGGTTCTCAGGTTCTTGTAAGTATGCGTTGCGCCATAGCGTTCAGCTAAGCCGCCCATCAGTTGGATAGTCTGCTCCATACCGAAAGACGGCTGCAATCCTCTTGACATAGTAACGGCTAATGGGCTCTACAACACTCAAGGAATCCATGCGCTGGTGCAGCATCCGCATGTCTCCGACGTAGATGGCGCCGTGCATTGCTGCTGCTGTATCCATTCGCATCACCAGCATGTCGCCAAAACGCCTGTCGTCCCAACCGACATTTGTAAACCCAGCAGCAGGTGCCTCACGCAGAAACACGCTCTTACAAGACTCCAAATCGCTAGGACGCTCAAACTCAGGCAGCTCAATGCCTTGCAACCGGTAGAAGTCCTGAATCAGTGTGTAGCAGTCATCGACACCGTAGGACCACTGTCGTCCGAGGAGGGCTGAATAATCCACCACTGCTTTGCTGCAACGTCCCAAACGTACCAAGGAAGCCCAATCTGTTGGCAAGCTCGCTTGTCTAGTTCGCTTGGTGGCTTGCCGTTAGGATGCGAATGAACAACAGCCTCAATCGGACCTTTCGCCAAGATTGTTAAGTAATCTGTCGGATGAATCTGAAACTCATCAGCCGGATTGTCGGCGATATTTCGACAAGGCCAATACGTGCCTTTAACTACTAACCCGCAGCTTTCCGCAGGCAGCACGCTCATTGCGTGCCCTTCAGCATCAAGTCTGAATCCTGACATTGTGGAACCCTCCAAAAGGCAAGTCTCCAGTCGGGAAACGAGCACGACAGCTGGTGATTCTTTTCCCGCACACGTCATCAGCAGAAGCGGTCACAGGCTGGTCATCGATGTCAAAAAACGCAGACCCGGCGTAAGTACATTCTCGCTCCTTGTATTTCCAAGGACAATAGTTGCCAATAAGTCGCCGAGGTATTTTAACATCAATTAGCTCTAACTTGCTTGCTAGCTCAAACTCAACGACCTGCGGCGTTTCTGCGGCGATGCGATCAACATAGAAAATTTCATCAGGGAACTTTCCGAAATCTGCGTCAGCGGTTGCATGGGACAGAAAATTGATTGATTGCGGGTTTGACGTGTCCTCTGTCTCTAAGGCAAGTCCACCTTCAGTAGCAACAGTGCTCTCATCTAAAAAGTTAACGGCATCTAAAAACTTCTTCAACGTGCGCACACGTTTAACTTTAGCCATCTCTAAATTATACAAACTGATTAAACTGGATATTGCGTTGTTCACGTTTGACACCTTCATGCTGGGTCGTGGAAGCTGACCTTTCGATGACTTTTCAAAACCATCGACTTCAATCGGCGTCGCCGCATAAGTCTGCCCGTTAAAAGTAATATTAACAATAAGCCCATTCGTTCCTGCGTGAAAGTATCTAATATCATCCACGCCATTGACAGCAGTAGTCAGGTGCAATTCATACAGCTCAATGATTGCTGACGGCTCTAAAGAGTAAAGTTCTTTGTAAACTGGGCTAATTGATTCCCATGTAACCGATCCTGTGGCTGTGCTTTCGGTAACGGTGACAAAAGGATGCTGCGGCCAAGCAGGTTCAACAAATCCAGACCTAGCGTCTCCTGTCGTTGATTTGACGCGAAAAACAAAAGCCGCATCATTCGGATCAACGGTTCGAGAAACAATTTGCCCGACGACACGTATCGCACCAAGGCCAATCGACTCATCTTCTGAATCTGGATCGGCTGCAGCTGCAGCGCCTTCGCTCCATGCAGGATAGGTAGTCATGCTTCAAACACTTCGATAAATGTTGCTGAAATCTCAGCACGGTTTACAAATGTCACCGTCTTACTCCACTGAGGGCATATAAATTTAGAACTTGACGATTCATTGGGCGGCGTAAATGTAAACTTCTCTTGACCCGCTCTGGCGTCTAGAAATGTTTCTATTGTGTCAGCGTCAGTCTCAGAGACATTAAAAGTTAGCTGATATTGCTTAGGGTTGTTATTGATGCCAAAGATTGCCCGCTGTGCATAGCCAGAGCCAAACTGAGCAACGTTCACCCGTGGCTGACTGCTTTTGACCGTGTTGTAGGTCGGCTGGATGGAAGTAGGGAATGTCGGTGTGGTCATCAGACTGTAAGTAGTCCTCCAGGTCGTTTTTGTTTGATCAGTTCAGCCTGTACGGCTGCACCAATCGCCTGTCCCAATAGCTTGGCATTCGGCTGATTGCCTTGTGCCTGCGTTCCAGAAGCATCGACGTTCACAGTAACGTTAGCGCCGCCAAAGCTGCCAGACGGTGCGATGCTGCCACTTCTGCCAGGGGTAAACAGCTCAGGGCCACGTTCGCCCACCATGTAACTTGAACCAGCTTTAACGCTGCCGCCAGACGCTCTAAAGCCGCCAAACAACTTGTCAAAAATACTGCCAGTACCACCGACAGTGCTCAAGCCACCTAATGCAGTGTTGACACCAAACTGAAGCAGAATGTTTGCTACGTTCCTGAGCGTATCTGCAGCAACATCGGCGAGCTTCTTGGTGCCATCAACGGCAGCGGTTAATGAATCAACGATGCCAGACTGAATTGATTGGCCTATTGACGAATACAGACCATCCATTTTTTGTGCCGCAGCCTCTGTCGCCTTAACTTGATCTTCTAGCG